ATTAAAAAGAAACCTAGAGGTTGGGGAAAAGCTAGATATGGTAAATAGAGCTAGTATCAGACAACAAATAACTAAACCAAAGAATAAAAAAACTAAAAAGAAAAGGAAAAAATAAAATGTTAGGACCACATACAATATTAAAAAGACCTGCAGATCTTGAAAAGTTAAATGGGAAACCAACTGGTCAAGGTTTTGGTGCAGCTCGTAAAGGACCTCAAGTTCATGGTGGTCCTATAGAAGCTGTAACAGATGAGAAATATCCTGAAGGAGAATCTTTTAAAACTAACTTAAATGAAGTATCTAATATTGGGGTAAAGTAATGAAATTTAAAGTGGTTAAAAAACTTTGGGATTTATTTAGATCTAATAAAGATGAAATTCAAAAAGTACAAAAGAATATTACAAAGTTAAATAAACAAAAAACAAAAGAGATACAACATCATGGTTTTAGTAATGCTAATAAAAAATTAGATACTGCTAAAAATAGACTTAAAAGATTAAAAGCAGCAGATAGAGAAAGAATACAAAAATTAAGAAAAGGTGGCTTTGGTGCTCTTATTGCTGTAGGTGGAACTGGTGCTGCAGTAAGTATTATAGATAAAATATTAAAAGATACTAAACCTTATACAATTAAAAAAGGTGATACTCTTTCAGAAATAGCTAGAGATAATGGTACAACATTAAAAGCTATACAAGAAGCTAATCCTCACATAAAAGATCTTAATAAGATAAGACCTGGACAAGAAATTAAAATGCCTGAAAAAGTTAAAGATAGAAAATCTGTATATCAAGGTATGTCTAAATCTGAGATGGCTTCTATATCTAAAGATAAAGTTGTTGAAAGAAAATATGGTGGACAAATAGGAACACCTAGAGGAGTAGGAGCTGCATTACGTGGTTATGGTAAAGGGTATAAGTAGTGCCTTTTAAATCTAAGAAACAAAAAACTTATCTAGCTATTAATGAACCAGAAGTTTATAAAAAATTTAAAAAGGAGGAAGTAATGAATAAAAATAAAGGTGGAGGAATGAATAAAGATCTTCGTGAAGGATTAAAAGAAGTAGAAAAGTTTAAAGAAGCACTATCAACATTACCAATTCCTCCTTTGACAAAAGATCCTAGAACAATAGCAATTAAAAAAGGTGGTAAAGTAGATATAAGCAGATCAAGTAAAGGTAAACATAAATATAGGAAAGGAACACATAAAACTAAAACTGCTAAATATGGAGGAAAAGTAGACAATTCAGGGCAACATTTAGTTGCTAAACAATATGGAGGAAAAGTAAAATGAACGCAATAGTAGAAAGATTTAAAGAACCCTCATCTTATTCAGCAATAGCTGCTGTATTCGCAATGGTAGGAATAATTGTACCTAGTGATTTATGGCAAAGTGTTGTTCTAGTAGGATGTGGAGTTTCAGGTTTATTAGGATTTTGGTTACGAGAAAAGAAGTAATTTAAAATGGCAAGATCAGGTACATATAACTTCAATTTAGATATTGACGAAGTTATTCAAGAAGCTACTGAAATGATTGGTGGCGAAGAAACACTTGGTCATACTCCTAAATCTGCTCGTAGATCTATTAATCTAATGTTAAATGATTGGCAGAATAGAGGAGTATTACTATGGACTACCTTTACAACTGCTGTTACTGTTTCAACTAGTACAACAACATATGCATTATCTGATTCAGTAACAGATGCATTAGAAGTTACTTATGCAGCAAATACAAGTAGTTCAGATCTTGAATTACAAAGAATTTCTTTTGAAGAATATAATATTATTCCTAATAAATCTCAAAAAGGAAGACCTTCTCAATATACAATTAAACGTGATGTAGATAATCCTACAATACATCTTTATCCTATTCCAGATAATTCTACAGGTATTTTAAAAGTAGAAGGAATTAGGCAATTAGAAGATGTAAATAAATCTGCAGATCAAAATGCAGATGTACCAGTAAGATTTCTTCCACCTTTAACATGTGGTTTAGCATATTATTTATCTATGAAACGTCCTGGTATTCCTACAGATAGAATACAAATGTTAAAAATGAATTATGAAGAAAAATTAATGCGAGCAATGGAGGAAGATAGGGAAAGAGCAAGTATCTATTTTAGACCTAAAATAGGTTATGTCTAATGGCTTCCAATAAAAATGCTCTAGCTATGTGTGATACATGTGGTTTTGTATATCCACATAGAGTAATGAAATTAAATAGTTATCGTATGGTCACTTGTCCTACATGTTGGGAAGGTGCATATGATTTTAAAAATCATCCTCAAAATAAAGTTCCAGATGTGAGAGATGATCCAACAATAAGAAATCCTCGTCCTGATACTGGTGGCAGAAACCTTGAATGGCAGAATGTCGCTGTAAATTGGGAAGATGAAGATAAGTGGTGGCAAACAATATGACAGAACTTACAGGAAAACAAATATCACAAAGTTATAAGCAGCTATTAAAAGTAGCTGTAAGTACTAATACTGGAGTAACAAATGATTTAGTACAAGTAGAAACTGGTGATGGTACAAATACAGCTATGCAGATTTCTACAAGTATTGTAAATATTACAGGATCTTTTGGTGTAACAGAAAATGCTTCTATATCTGGTGATCTTAAAATACAAGGAGCTGTATGTGCTTCTTCAGCTTTCTTTAGTACATTTAATGTTAGTAATCTAACAGTTACAGGTGCTTTTGTTGCTGATAAAGTATGTGCTTCAGCATTCTTTGGAGATGGTTCAAATTTAACTAATGTTCCCACATCAGGAGATGTATCTGTATCTTCATTAAGAGTTACACATAATGCATCAATAGGTGGAACATTATCTGTTGTAGGTGCTGTAGGATTAAATAGTACATTAACTGTAGCAGATTATTCACATTTTAAAGATGATGTATCAGTAAGTGGTAATGTTCATATAGGTGGAACAACTACTATAGCTGGAGCAGCAAGTATAGGAGGAGCTTTATCAGTTGGTGGAGCTACTCATCTAGCATCAACATTAACAGTTGCAGGTGCTACATCATTAGCATCTACACTATCTGTAGGAGGAGCTTCTAATTTTGCATCTACTGTAACTATTGCAGGAGCAACATCATTAGCTAGTACTTTAAGTGTAGGTGGAGCTGTTAATTTAGCTTCAACATTAACTGTTGCTGGCAAAGCAGAATTTGATGATGATGTATGTGTAAGTGGTAATACAATACTTGTTGGTAATTTAGCTGTAGGAGGAACTACTACAATAGCAGGTAATGCATCTATTGGAGGAACTTTATCTGTAGGAGGTGCAACACATCTTGCAAGTACTTTAACTGTAGCAGGTAATACTACATTAACAGGAACATTAAAAGTAGGTGGAGCTGCTACATTTGCTTCAACAGTTACTATTGCAGGTAATACTACACTTACAGGAACATTAGGTGTTGGAGGTGCTACTAATTTAGGAAGTACAGTTACAGTTGTAGGAGCAGGAACATTTAAAGATGATGTATCAGTTTCTGGAAATGTAAATATAGGAGGTACAACTACTATTGCAGGTGCTGCTTCTATTGGAGGAGCTTTATCTGTTGGTGGTGCTGTACATTTAGCATCAACATTAACTGTAGCAGGAAATACTACATTAACTGGTACATTAGGAGTTGGTGGTGCTGTTAATTTAGCTTCAACTTTAACTGTAGCTGGAAATACAACATTAACAGGAACTCTTGGAGTTGGTGGAGCAGCTAACTTTGCATCTACAGCAACAGTTGAAGGTGCTACACATTTAAAGAGTACATTATCTGTTGGTGGTGCAACACATTTAGCATCTACTCTAACTGTAGCAGGAAATACAACATTAACAGGAACACTTGGTGTAGGAGGAGCTGTTAATCTTGCAAGTACATTAACAGTTGCAAGTAATGTATCTATAGGTGGTACATCTAATATAACTGGTAAAGCAGAATTTGAAGATGATGTATCTGTATCAGGTGGATTAGTAGTTGGTGGTACTGTAACAATAGCAGGAGCTAATGTTCAAGCAGCAAATGCTAAAGTTTGTGCAAGTGCTTATTATGGAGATGGTTCTAATTTAACAGGAATTACTGCTGATGTAGGAGGAAATATATCAGTTAATAATGCTACAATAGGTGGTACTCTTTATGTTGGAGGTACTGCTACTATTGTAGGTAATACAACATTAACTGCTAACTTAGGAGTTGGTGGTACATTTACTGCTGTAGGAAAAGCTGAGTTTGATGATGATGTATGTGTTTCTGGAAATACAGTATTAGTAGGAAACTTAGCAGTAGGAGGTACAGCCACAGTTGCAGGTAATGCTTCAGTAGGTGGTACTCTTAGTGTAGGAGGAGCTACACATCTAGCTTCAACATTAACTGTTGCAGGTAATACTACAATGACAGGTACTCTTAAAGTTGGAGGAGCTGCTACATTTGCTAGTACTGCTACAGTAGCTGGAGAAACTCATTTACAAGATGCAGTAAGTATGGCAAGTACTCTTGTTGTTGGAGGTAAAGCAGAATTTGATGATGACGTATGTGTATCAGGTAATAGTATTCTTGTAGGAAATCTTGCAGTTGGTGGTACAGCTACAATAGCAGGTAATGCATCTGTAGGAGGTACATTAAGTGTAGGAGGAGCAACACATCTTGCTTCTACTTTGACAGTTGCAGGAAATACAACACTAACTGGAACTCTTAAAGTAGGAGGTGCAGCAACTTTTGCATCTACTGTAACTATAGCAGGTAATACTACTATAACAGGTAATTTAGGTGTAGGTGGTACATTTACTGGTGTAGGTAAGGCAGAGTTTGATGATGATGTTTGTGTATCAGGTAACACAGTACTTGTAGGTAATTTAGCTGTAGGTGGTACTGCAACAGTCGCTGGAGCTGCTTCAATAGGTGGAGCATTATCAGTAGGTGGAGCAGTTCATTTAGCATCTACATTAACTGTCGCTGGTAATACAACCATGACAGGTAATTTAGGTATAGGAGGTACATTAACTGCAGTTGGTAAAGCAGAGTTTGATGATGATGTCTGCGTAAGTGGTAATAGTATTTTAGTAGGAAATCTTGCAGTTGGTGGTACTACAACAATAGGAGGAGCTGCATCAATAGCTGGTGCTTTATCTGTTGGAGGTGCTACTAATTTATTAAGTACACTTACAGTAGTAGGTAAAGCAGAGTTTGATGATGACGTATGTGTAAGTGGTAATACAGTATTAGTAGGTAATCTAGCTGTTGGTGGTACTGCAACTGTAGCAGGTAATGCAAGTGTTGGAGGTACACTATCTGTTGGAGGAGCTGTACATCTTGCTAGTACTTTAACAGTAGCTGGTAATACAACACTTACAGGAACATTAAAAGTAGGTAGTACAACTACAATAGCAGGTAATTCAGGATTCTTAGGTACTATAAGAGTATCTGGTAATACAAGTTTAGAAGGACAATTACAATTAACAAAGAGTGCAGCAGCAGTTGTATGTGCAACAGCTATTAATGGTGTAACCTCTGTATCATTAGCTTTTGGTACTGCTCAAAACTTTAGTACATCTGTTACTGCAGCACACACATTAGCCCAACCTACTGGATGTAGAACAGGACAAACAGGTAGTATTTTCTTAGTACAACAAGGAGGAAGTGGTACTATGGCATATCATGCTGATTGGTTATTTCCTGCAGCTACAGATCCAACCATGTCAACATCTAATGGAGCAACTGATAGATTAGATTATATAATAGTATCTGCTTCAAGTGATGGAGTAGGTGGTAAAATACAAGCAATATTATCAAAGGAGTATGGATAGTGGGTGTTTTTCAAAATCATTTAAT